GATAAGCAGCCAATAAATCTTTCTCTTCGATCTCATCACCTGCCTTTGCCTCTTCGACAGGCGCGACCTCCTTCTTCACTTCCTCGACAGGCGCTGTCTTTTCTTCGCTGAATATCTCTTTCAGCTCGGCTTCTGTGCCAATCCCCTTTTTGGCAGCCTTCATGAGCGCCTCGGGATTAGCTGGGATGGTGACAGCCGATATCTCGAGCAGCTCCCACTTCAAGAATTTATAGCCGCCAGTCTCATTTTCTGTGCGCTCGGTCGGCTTGAATCCGATCGACACCGCCTTGAGAAAGCCATCGCGATAGAGACGAAAAACCGTCTCTGCTTTGTCGTGCATCTGTTCGAGTCCCGCAAACTTGGCGCGACCTATCAGCTTCGTGCCCTCTACCCAAAGCTTCTCAAAAACAGCGACTGGCAGTCCGTGATAGTCATGGCCCCACGGCATGACGGCATTTTTCATGAAGTTATCGGCATCCATGCCAGCGAGAACCATCGTATCGCCGTAGCGATCTTCTGACTCGCTCGAGACAACGAAATCAATCGTGCGAGCTTCTTCATTCACGGATTTAACCGTGATATCGAGATTTTTTTGGAGTTTATCCATAGTAAAAAGGGTTATTTAGGTAAAACTGTACAACGGCAATTGATATTGTTTTCGGCGATATCGCCCTCACCAGGGCCAGCCACTAGCTCGCCACCAACTGAGAATAAGTCTCCCGTCTTGACTGTCTGTCCGTCTGCTGCGGCGTGCGCTGGCCGTGTCTTCATGTCCTCTGTCGCCAGCCATTCGACCTGCTTCACGCCCGACTGCTTGTAGCTGATCATAGACCCGCCATTCATCGCCTTGGTCGTCTCAGTTCGTGCGATGGCGATCGCGCGACTCGTCTTAGCTTCCTTGAAGACTGTTTTGACACGCTTGGCCAACTCGTCGATGCTTTCGCCGCTAGCCAAACCAGCAGCGAGCTGATCTTTGAGTGCATTTATCGTCGTGTCATTCACTGTCTTGGCGAATTTCATCGTCATGCGAGACAGCGCGAGGCGTACGTCGGGGTCATCAAAATCAAACTTGCCAGCTGCGCCGACGAGTGCCGCCGCCTGCGTGCCACCATCTTCGACCGCGAGCTCATAGACCGCTGTCGCCTCAACGACAAAAGTCGCGACCTCTCGCTCTCTATCCAGCACCTCGCCGGGGTCTACTTCCTTTGTGAGCATCTTCTTCCCGTCTTGGCGTATTTTCTGCAAAACTTTCTGCTCCTGCTTGGTGAACAATGTCTGCATGAGACTCTCAAACCTCTTTTCATGGCGTGAATGGCGCTTGAGGAATTTCGTCTTGAGTCTGTCGCGAACATCGGCGCCCTTCGTCTCCAAAGATTTTGAATCCGAAGACGAAGGCGCACTATCTGTTATTGTAGTTTGATCAAGCGGCACTTGATTGAATCCGACGAGCGGCACATCGCCGCCCTCGACTGGTGGTAGCCCCTCCTCGGCGCGAGCCTCGTTTATGGTCATCCAGCCATTCTTGAGTCCGTTCTCGCGGCGGGCCAGCAATGCTTCTGCATCCTGCGGCACGGGGTCTTCAAAAGAGAAGTGCAGATTCTGAGAGTGTGGGTACTGTCGCAGCAGCTCGATCGTGAGCTTTTCAGCAAAACGACGAATGCGCGGCTTGATCGTGTACTTCGCAAAGCTATAAATGCTCGCCTCCATGCTGGCGCGGTTTACATCTGCGCTTTGCCCGAGCAGAGCCTTTGGCACACGGTATGCCGAGAGAATCTTGTCGCGCAGAGCGTAGCCTTGCTGCACAAAATCCATGTCTTTCTGACTTTTGCTGAGATCAAAGAACTTTGCGCCCTTGGCACTATCGATAATTTGAAATTTGTGAGAATTTTCAATACCTTGATGCTTCTTGCGCCAGCTGCGTGCAAAGTTCTTTTGAGCTTCTTTATTGAAAGTGTTCTCCAAAAACATAAGAAATGCAGGAATCGCCGAGTTGAAAAACCAGTTGCGATTCCACTTGGCAGCGAAAGTGTCGGTATCGATCGAGAGCGCGGCCGCCTGTGTCGGCCCTGTGCCATAATGCAGGTGTCGCGGGCTGGAAAAGCGGAAATGAATAATATCATCGGGCTGGAAAATCCGAATAGACGCGCCAAGGCGGTACTCATAACGCTCTACTTCGCCAGTCGATCGCATCTTGAGCTTCATCTTGCTCGGGTCGAGTGGCCATAGCTCGCGCGGGCGGTTCGCACCGTCGCGGTTGATAGCCAAGTAGCTGCTACCCGTGAGCTCTTGGTGCATCTGTGTCGTCTCGCGTATTTCAAAGCCGGTGTGCGCCGAGTTTGGGCGGCGAATGAGATCAAGCACGGGATGCTCGGTGACCTCGGTCACTTTCTTATTCTTGCCTTTGCCGGTGGTTTCAAGGAGCGTCAATCGGATGCCGGCAGTTTCCTGCGCGATTACGCCGACAGCGGCGAACACCCATTCATTAGTTTCGTAAGCTTTCAGCACTTCATCACTTCCCCACTCGGGCGCGCTGGCCCAATTGTTTGATTGGACGACAGCCCCGCTATCTCCTGCGCTCTTTTCGTAGCCGAGCCAGTCGGCTGCTTTGGCGAGTAAATTCATGTTTAGATATATACAAAAAACGCCCGCGAAGTGCGGACTGCGCTGAGCATACACATATAGTGTCAAGTTCTGTTGCATTGAGCAAGAAAGTCGTCCCATAGGGACGAACTTGCAAATTCTTTAGGGTAAATCGAGTTTCTTTAGCACTCTTTTGCGTAATGAACGCACGCTTGATTTAGAACTATAATAAAGCAAATCAGCTATATGCTTGTCATTTCTCCTATGTTTTCGCCATAAAAGCATAAACTTTTGTTCCTTTTTACTTAGACTCTCCCATTTTTCCCCTGGTATCCATTCCAGGAGATCACGTTCGATCTCCTTGAGCATTGCGGGATTTAGTGCGAGTGTGCCTTGCATAGTAAAAAAAAATTAAAGTTCAATAAATCCCGCCTCTTCCTCGGGCGGCTCAATGTCAAAGACGCAGCGCATCATCAGCGCATCGGCGAAGTCCGGCGAGCGCCCGATGGCTTCTTTGATCTTTTCTTTTGGCACGAGACGCAGCGGGCCGTCCTTATCGACATCCTTTTGCCGCACCTGTGCGAGCTCCTCCTCGATCTTCTCGCGCATCTCCGCGTCGTCACACTCGATATAGATTTCATTTGCGCTTATCCGCTCAGCTAGCTTGAAATAACATTGTGTTTTCAGATTCGAATAATTCTCGTCGTTCATGGCCCGAGCATTATTCACAAATGGCTTGGCATTTTCGAGATAGCCGCCGAGGAAGCCGCCGACGCCGTCATTGTCGTAGACAATGTTTGACTGCGGCACTTTGTGTTGGCGAGCTGCGCTTTTGAGCAAGTCTTCTACATCCTTACCGGTCGTTTTCTTGCGCGTGATAATCTTCTCCACGCGCCAGCCATCCCACACAGCTATCACGAAGAGATCGCTGCCTTGCAGGGCGATATCAGCCGAGAGATAGCGATCGCCGCCCTCGACAAAGTCATTTGTGAAGAGATTGCAGATAGCGTTGTGCTCGATCAGACGGTTTGGCGCGTCATCATACTCAAAGTTGCCGTGCAGCAGACGCTCAATCTTCACTTTGTTTTTCGTGCGGATTACGTTTTTCTTATATTTCGCGTGGTCGATATACGGATTATCGGTGTAGAGCGCCGTCACGAATGCGCTGCCCTCAATCTTGATGCCATCTCTGATAAGCGGCTTCCAAAAATGAGAGTACAGCCAGTTCTTGCCAGGGTTACAGGTGTAGAGCGTCTTAGGCTCGGATGCCCAGCCGTTGCCACTCAGTACCGTCAAGCGGAATTGCAGCGCATCCTTGGCGTCTTTACAGACCTCCTGCGCCTCGTCTACCCACGAGCCAGTTAGATCATACGAACCGAGGCGATCAAATTCAGGGTCGGACGGCATGCGGCGCAGCTCGGCGAGGAATACCATCGAGCCATTTGTAAAATGAAAGACGCTATCTTGCTGATTAAACTTGTAGTGGATGCCTGGGCGAAGTTGTAGCATCTTCAAAACCTTGAAAAATGTCAGCAGTGTCGTGCGCTTGAGCGCTTTGAGCTCCTCACGCCCGATCAGCCACGCCGAGCCGGGCATGCTCAGGCAGCCCGAAGCAATCCAAAACGAGCCGAGCCACGTCTTGCCACCACGGGCGCCGCCACCAAAGACAAGCTCATTCGTGATCTCGTCGCACAGCAAGTCGTAAGCATGCTCCTGCTTTTCGGAAAGTGGAAAATCGACAATCATTGTTTAGTAGCGCGAGTTATTTGAATGCCTGCAAGAAGATTTGCCGTCTCGGGGTCGATCTTGATCGGCGTCACCATGCGAGCGAGGGCGGTGAGCGCCTTCGTGCTCTCGTTGATATTCTTTGCCGCCTTTGCTGTCTTGTGATTCTCGGCTAGCTCGCGCATCACCCACTTAGCATTAATCTCGCTCTCTTTCTGCACTTTTTGCGTGCTTTCGTTGATTAGCTTTGCTATCTCAACATTTTTCAACAGTCGTTGCCCTTGCGAGTAAGCAGTCTTCTCGCTGTACCCTGCCTTCTTCGCTGCCTCGGTAGCGTTGCGCTTCTCGATATAGTGAGCTACAAAAGCTAGCTGCTTTGCGTTTAGTTTCGGTGGTGGTGATTTCTTTGGCTTGGTCATGGTGTGGATTATTTAGTAGATGTATATTTCTCCTCTGCACACTTTGCTCTTCGCATAACTGCTTCGAGTTGAGCAATTACCTTCTTTCCTTTTTTGATTACGGGCTTTAGTAGGTCGTAGCGGGTCATTTGGATTTGAGTTGGCTTATTTGACGCGAACACTCTTTTGCGCCCGACTCTTGCCCTGCTATAAATTCATCACCACTTAAGGTATCTCCGTCTCCCGATAGCTCATCACATACTGCCAAGCACGCCTCGATAGCCTCCTCTCTCGCGGCTTTGATTTCAGCGTCTTTTTGTTCGAGGGCTTGGATAAATAATGATTTCATATCGTTGTATGTATACCGTGGGCATTCGCATATTTGATGCTCCACAGCTTCAAAATATCGGCACATAAAACAACTCATATTTTCAAACTCAGCGATTATATCCTCGTTCGTTTTAGCCTCCTCAAGCCCAAACATATGCATGCCTGATTTTATGTGGCAATCCTTACACATTGTCATGTGTCGCTCTGGTATATTCTTGCAGTTTACAATGCTGCATTGATTTTTCTCGTTCGTTTTCTGTGGTGTAATCATGGTAATTTGTTATTTATAAAATATTTCATATCGCAGCCAGTCGATGGCATCGACGCACCAGTCGGGCATCCAGTTATAGTCGCGAAGTGAAGTAAGGAAGTGGTACATTTATGAAAGTTGATTAATTATTTTCCCAGCGGCAAAGGCGACTGCCTGCGGCACGACGGCGTTACCGAGGGCGTGTAGTCTTTCGGCACGCCATTTGATCTGCGTTGTGGTGCGCGGGGCTTCCCAGTCGTGCTGGTCTTCTTTGGGGCGCGCGGGCCAAGCTGTGTCCATCCACGAGGAAACCCCATAAGATTTTCTACCCAGTCGGGGTTTAGTTTGCCGCTTTGTCGAGCCATCACTTTGTGATCGAGTCGATCGTTTTCCCGACTCCTCCCGCTCTTCCGTGTGAGTGTCGCTGGTGAAGAGCCTTTGTGCGCCGATGCCGTTGGTGTCGGCCAGCTCTGTACTAAATCCGCCAATCCGAGACTGTGACTGCTCTCCCCGTCTTTCGACTTCCTGCGACCTGTATTTGTCAGCTCCGCGTCGGGATGCTCTACTTCCTGCGTCGTTGGCGTAGGCCACGATGAAGACTCGATCTCTCCGGTGAGGTGCGCCAACGCTGGCAGCTGATATACAATGCCAGCTCGCATCGTACCCGAGCGAGGCCAGCGTTCCGAGTACATCATCGAGTCCCCGAACAAGGAGAGCTGCGACGTTTTCCACAAACACGAAACGTGGTCGAACTTCGCGAATGACTCGCACATATTCATACCACAGCCCGCTGCGCTTCCCCGCGAGCCCCGCGCCTTTCCCCGCAAAGCTGATATCTTGGCACGGAAAGCCGCCAGATATGATATCAACAACTCCGCGCCACGGCTTGCCGTCAAAGGTTGTGATATCATCCCAGACTGGTGCAGGGTCGAGATCGCCCGACTCCATACGCGAGACGAGAACCCCGACGGCGTATGGGTCGATTTCAACATGACAGACCGTGCGAAGCTCGGGGATTGCTGTTTTGAGTCCTGCGGAAATTCCGCCGATACCGGAAAATAAAGCCAGCTCATTCATTAAAAGTTAGGTGTAATTTTATTGCGCCAGTTTTCACCAGCAAATTGAAATACGCGGCAGCGCTCACTCAGCCGCGACGCGATCTGTGGCCGATAGCTGGCATGAAGATCTTCGAGTGATCTATTGCTCGTGACTATCGTCGGCTTACATTCTTCGTAGCGGTGATTCAAAACCAAGTAGAGCGTTTCATCTATCCACGCGCTCGATTGCTCCACGCCGAGATCATCCATCACGAGCAGTTCGGCTTGCTGCATCTCTTGCACGAGCTTTGTGTCCCCCGCGCTCTTGCGCTCTTCATTGTCCATGCCGATCATATCTTTTAGCCTTCGTGACATATCAGCGATATTCACAAACATCACCTCGACTGCGTGCTTTGATATCAGCGCATTGCTCACCGCTGCTGCTGCGTGTGTCTTGCCACGGCCAACATCGCCCCAAAAATACAGACCAGTCCCTTGCTCTTTGATATCTGGCCAGCACTCCACGAAGCGCGCGAGTCTCTCGTGCAGCTTTTCATTTCCTTTGAGTGTGTCGAGTGTTTTATCAAAGAAGCTTTTGCCAACACCGCTGCGATCGAGAGCGCGACGGACGCGCAGGAGCTTTTGAGAATGAGCGTGCTGCTGCATCCTTGGTGTCGAGACATATTCACGGTACTGCTCGCGGCCACGCTGGCAGTCGCAGAAGCTCGGGATGATGCCGTAGGCTTGGTTGTACACGTTGTTTGCGTTATGGATGTGTCCGTCTTCGTCGCAGCGACTACACACGCTCGTGAGCGGTGCCGACGGTGCTGACAGTGTTGTGTCGTGCATGGTTGGTGGTTTTAAATGATTTTTTATGACAATCTTGCATTTCTAAAATTCGCTCGTCGCTATGTAGCCACCAGGCGAGCGGGCGAAATCCATTGTTTTTTAGCTTCCACTGATCAGGCTCATTTTTCAGGTTCTGAAACGCCTCAATAATGTCATCGGCTGAAAAAACCTTGAGGCGAATTTTTAATTTTCGACGTGCCTCATCTGTCCAAATCTTTCTTTGCTCAAAAACAAGAAATATAACTTCATTAAATTTATTAAAATTTATTTCTCCTTCTTCTCTTCTCTATTCTCCTTCTTCTCTAGGGTGACTTTTGCAGGCACTTCTTGGCTTGCAGAAGCGACTGAGGAGGTTTCAACTGGCACTGAACTTGAATTTTTATCATTACTTTTATTCGAGTTGAGGTCTAGTTCAATCTTTTTTTCATCACTTTTTGTACTCAACTGGCACTCAACTGGACATGAACTCGAACATTTATGATCACTTTTTGTCGAGATGAGTCCTAAATTTTCACATTGTAAAATCGTTTTTTTCAGAAAAGTTGGCCGCACTTGAATCGAGCTTGCGAGCAATTTCATACTACCCGACACTTCCCCGTCGCGGTCTTTGGCGAGCAAAAGTAATCCAAGGAATACCCACCTATCAGCAGCCGTGAGTCCGTCCATAATTTCAGGAGATCGGAGAATGCTATCATGTAGTTTTATCCAAGTTTTTTTCTTATCAGATTGGCTTTGGTACTTTTCCCAGCTCGTGATGGTGACTGTGAGGTGTGTCTTAGAGTTCATGTTATGCAAACAAAGGGAGTTGAATTAAAGGTTTTGATATTTTTGTTTGCGTATTTGTTTCGATAATTTTTTCCGTGTCTTGGTTATTTATAATGCGATAAGAGACGCGCTCAAAACATGATTTTGGGATGCAGATTTGAGCATCGTTGAATTCTGAGATGTCGCGCAGCACGAGGGACTCGGGCGGTATCTGTGCGAAGTCAGCGACAAGCGTGCTGTCTTCCATGACGTAGATGAGATAGCGTACGCCCATTCGGCAAAGACGATTCCATGCCCTTTGATTGATCGGCAGACCGTCGCCAGCTGCCCAGATCGCGCCGTTAAATTCATCGCATCGTATGAAGCGCACAGCGTACTTCCCGCAGACCTGCACGCTCTTTTTCACGCTACCCCTCACGCGGACGAAGATCGTCTTGTAGCGAGCCCCATACACGCCCGAGGTGAGCTGCATAGTTTTGTAGTGGTAGGCCTTCTGCATCATCGGCTTGATCTCCTCGTTTGCTTTCGCACGGATGATCTTCGCCAGCGCGTCCCACTCGCCATGCGTGGCAAGCTCGTCGAGCTTTGTTTTGAGCGAGATGGTAGGCGTTGCATATGACATTATTTGTAGAAGTCTGCGTATTTAATTAAAAATTCTTGATCTTTTTTAGTTGGCTGATAGCCGATCGAGTCGAGCCAGTACTTTGTCATCTGTAAATTCTTCGCCTGCTGCTCTTTTTTCATGTGGTACGCATGGCCACCCATCTTGCCGTCGCGGTTGATATGGCAGCTCTCGTTGTGCATCGGAGAAAAGTTGTACGGGCTGGCGCTCACTCGCCCGAGCGTGTGATGTCCGCAGTCCGGCTGGGCCTCATTGCAATACCAGCACGGCGCCCCTTGAAATAACTCGCGCGTCTTAGTCGTGAATGGATTTTTAGGCGCGCACTTCGTCATGCTACTGCGAGCCTTGAATCCGCTGCCAGCTTTGAGTGGTGTTTTCACGCGCAGCGTAGAGCCCCACACTGTGCGACCTTCTTTTTTCGAGATTGGCTTTGGGAAAGCGAGCATTATCAGTAATTAAATTCAGTTTCGCGAGGTAGCAATATGTATATCCCGAGATCATGACTGGCCCAGTTGCGAATGGTGGCGAGGTACTGCTCCATCTCGACCGTGGACAATGTCGTCGTCGATCGAATCGTTGGCAGCTTCCCGTCTCGCTTCTGTAAGAATTGAAATCGGAGAGCATCGTGCATTTCATCATCTGAATACCCCAGCTCGGCAGACAGTATTCCCACCACCACGCCCCAGTAGTATCGGTTTTGTAATACGCTGCGACTCTTGACTGCGCGATGCCTTTTGATCGTCACCGACACCTGCCCCGAGAGCTGCTGCAAGTGCATATCGAATCGGCTTCGATTCGTGAGGTGCAGTATCCCTTTTTCTACGGTGCCGGTGAATGAAGGTGTTGTCATTAGAGACTTGAGATAATATATTCACAATCCGTACAGATACCCGAGTGCTCTTTGCATCCCTTTGCAGATATTTCAGTTTCGCAATCTGAGCAAGCATGCTTTCCGTTGAGCCCGCCACACATTTCGCATTCGAGATTTTTTACTTTGGAATTCATAATTAAGGATGTTGGCATTATCGAACGGCTACTTGGTTTTCTTGGTAAATACGCACGCCTTGAATATCTCGCATGCCGTCTTTGATCGCTTGGCTGATCTTCTTCTCATCGACAACGAGGTACCCGACTGGCACAGCTGCGGCATCAGTCACTTCAAATTTCCACACCTTTTTGATATGAGTATTGCCATTCTCGGTGCGGCAGTTTATCTCTGGCTTCTCTATCGCTTGTGGCTGCGCTGCCTGCGTGAGTGCTGCACTCGCCTGCTCTGCGTCACTAGCCGCGGCTGCTGCCGCTACTGTGTCGCCCGACTCCTTTGCATCAGCTAGTTTCTTTGCCGCATCGTCGGCAGCTTTTTTTGCGGCTTTCTCTTTTACTTCCTGCTCACCTGCGACACGGGCAGCCTCTTTTTCTGCGATCGCCTCTTGTTTGGTGGCATAGGTCGATATCTTTGCTTTGATATCCCTCTCCACTTTCATCAAAGGCTCAGTCCTCATCTTTGCTGCGTTATTTATCTTTTTCACAGTTTCATTTACTGGCCCGACGAGCTCTTTGCGTGATGCCTCAATCGATTTGATTTCATCTTTTACATCGATCAAATAAGTAGCTGCATGCTCGTATTCCTCTTTATTTGTCACGCACAGCTGCGCTGCGCCCTCGACAATGATGCTAATCTGCGAATCCATGCCCTCCATTCGTTCGCGCGCAAATGCGGGTATCTCCTGTTCGGTAAGTTGTGTAGCGGTATTCATGATAAAAATAAAATTAAGAAATTATTTAGCCTCTTTTTGCCATGCTTTTTTACGTGGCGTGGCACTTGGCTTGGCCACCTTTTTTACTACCTCCTCTTTTTCTTCCTCCTCCTCTTTTTTCTCTTCCTCTTCGTCGTCCTCTTCTCCCGTGGCAGCATCATCATTGGCAGGCTCTTCTTCATTAAAGAGATTCTCAAAATCTTCTTCGAGCTCCTCGCGCTTCTCTTCGTAGGCAGCCTCTATCTCCTCGGAGATGGCACCACTCTTGCCTGGCATGGTTAGATATTCAGTATCCATGCCCGTGCCTTTTCGTGTGACACTAAGATCAAAGCCTGTTGGATTACCCCAGTCGGCATCATTGACGATAGCCTCGATCGCTCTCTGCACAGTCACCTGCGTAATTTCGAGAATCTGTATCTTCTTTTGGTCGTAATTCCATACCGGCATGAGCCAAAAGTGCTTGAGCTCCTTTGCGCCAGCTGGACGCCCCTCGTCATACGGTGCTCGATGTGCGGTCTTTGTTTCACCATTTTTTACCCACCACACCCAGCCAAAGATGGGGCGATCGAGAATGCGAAACTTGTTTTTTCCATTTTCAAATTTCATGTAGCCCGAGTTCATATTTGGGATGCTATATCCCTCCGGGAAAAAGTTAGTTGATTGAGTCATGATAAAAATTAGTTTAGGAAATAAGTGTTGCGTTCATCGAAGTAACAAGCCTCGATGCACGATGTTGGGATGCCAGCCGCCTTGGCTAGCAAGTCTCTGTATCGGAATACCTGCGATGCTGCCTTGCGCTCGCGGTGCGCGTTTGGTTTGAAGTCAGGCAGCTGGATGCGATCAGGCGCGAGTATACGAAGCAAGTCGATGTGACCGCTCACGGCGCCGTCCTCACTCCACACGGGCACTTCATAGGCGATCGTGTACGGGTCGTTTTTTATGAAATATTCCTGCACGATAGGATGCTGCTGCTGCCCTTTTCCGATGAAGTTCGCTGCCATCGCCATCGATGAAAGATCAGCATCTTTTTCGTGACGCGTGGTGAGCACGAGTTCGCTCATCTGTGAGATAGACGCAGCATTTGAGAGATCGGGCAGTTCGCACGTGAAGGCATGCGCAAGATACCGCATCAGCTTTGCAGCTGGTGTGTCGCCATCTGACTCGGTGAATACGCTAGAAAAGGTCGTGAATGGATAGACCATTTCGCGCTCGCCGCGCTGTACTACGATCTGTCGGGTGATTAAACTGCTCATTTGTAATTAAATTATTACTTGCGTTTTTTGATCGATCTCAAGGCCGCACTGGCGGCATAAGAAAAAGGGTTGTTCTTCCCGCTGTACATGCTCGCCATTGTGATCACACATATCGTGAGTGCTATGCTCGATTAGCTCCATTGAGCACTGGCAGTCTTGGCACTCCATAATTTGAGTAGAGTGCATGACATCTATCCGAGCCTTTTCGTCTGTTTGATAGTCGGTGATCAATTGCTTTGGGGGTTAGGAAACGGTAAATTTACCCTCGGACTTCCGAGAGATTCTTCTTTCGGGAGTTCATGCTGTCTGCTCTTCAGACTGGTGCGTGTCTTCGATACGCTTTATCAGAGCTGCAAGCTCGGCTTGATACTCCTTTTGCGCCTCGATCGTGTCGGTGTCCATGCCTTGACGAGCAAGCGCAAATTCACCGAGATCGCGCACCTGCAAAAGTCGTAGACCGGCGGCCACGCGGTCGATGTCGTCCTGGCCCGAGATGGTAAGCGGATTGTCCGCTTGAGGTGTTGGTGGGGTCATAGCAAAGGGGGTTAAAAAATATGACCGGAGAGCGATGCGCTCCGTGGACGGGCTGAAATAAGAAACATGTTCGACCCCCTTTGAGAAGCGGGAATTCCCCTTATTCAGCCGTAGTCCACGGAAAGCACTTGTGAGATGTGAAGGAGCTAAAGACCGAGTTCGCGTCGCAGGTGCGGCACGCAGTAAGCGATGAAGACAAAGAAAACGACGATGGAAAGTGATGCAAAAGTTGTCATAATATTTAGCTGAAACAGTTGGTTAATTGATCGCGTGTCTCGTCGAGGATAATCAGTCGCTTGAGCGGATACTCGTGTACCCTGCATAGCTCTAGCCAGTTCAACGGGTGGCGACGCTGGGTGTTATAAGTGATCGTTGGTTGTCCGGGGATTTGAGGCATTTTTAGAGTGAATGTGGTAAAATATTGTTATGTCTGATTCAGATTCCGAGTTCGTTAAAACACTTACTATTCTTTCTCTTGCGATTTCCTTGGAGCGTGATCCTGGTGAGTGCTTTCTTGATTTGAGCGAGGATGAGCAATCGAAGCTTTTACGCAGCCGTCTACCTTTGACAAATCGCATTCGCGATCGACTATTTGAGCTGGCAAAGAAGGGTCGTCTACACGCAGATTAGCCATAGAAATATCTCTCACGAGCGCACGCTTGATATCCTCAATAGGTAGGAATCCAGCTGCTTTTAGATCGGTAATTTGCTCTTTAGTAAGGGGCATTTTTAGTGATTCGATGTTTTATAGTATTAGATAATTTAACTAAATTAGTTAGTATTTTTTACAAATTTTTTTTGTCTGTTAATCAACAGTTTGCTTGCTTCATCAAGCTCTGCGCCAGAAAACTCCTTTAAAAGAGGCTTTGGCTGCTTATTGAAGATATATCTGCCAATCTCCAACAGGCATTTTTCTATTCGATCTGGTATCATTTCATTAAGCATGTAAGACAATACTAATTGATTTACTTAATCCTAGTCAAGGGTTAATGTTTTTTGATGTTGACTAAATTAGTTATTCTTTTTAGAGTAATACTCTCATGCACAATTCAAAATTTAAGATCATCGCCGAGGAGAGCGGAAAAACACAGCAAGAAATTGCTAATTTGCTTGGCGTCACAGGATCATATGTCAGTATGGCAAAAAATGAAAAAACGACGATTTCTAAATCAACATGGCTGCTTGTTTTGAAAGAATTAAAAGGCATGTCGCGCCAGCAAGCCGAGGAGCAGCTAGCTCGTTGGCAAATAGAAGAGGCTGAAAAACACATACCTGCTATTGAGGCGCGCCAAAACATAAAGCCATATCACGCAGGCTCACAATCCAGCCTCGGCCCCGCACCAGCCTCGATCGACAAGATGAGCGAGAGCCAACTCAATGACAAGCTGCTTGAAATCGCAAAAACTGATCATGACATACTCGGTGGCGACGACCCGCGCGATCTTGGCGAGCGGGCCAAGCGAGCAATCCTCAAAGCTTATTATCGATAATAAATAACTATGATAAAAAAAATATCCACTATCGGTAAAGGCAGCCTGTTTGAAAAGGCAAAGCATACGCAGCGAGATGGCCTAGAATATTGGTCTGCGCGTGAACTTATGCCGCTGCTGGGCTACATTGAGTGGAGGAAATTTGAGGGTGTTATTCAAAAGGCGAAAACAGCCTGTAGCGAGTCGAGACATGATACAGAAGACCATTTTGTCGGATCAGACAAAATGGTCGAAATTGGATCAGGAAGTCGTAGAAAAGTAGATGATTATCATCTCTCACGCTATGCTTGTTACTTAATTGCTCAAAATGGAAGCCCTACTAAATCAGAAATTGCGCTAGCTCAGACATACTTCGCAGCAAAGACGCACCAGCGTGAGGTGGACGAGGAGCTTGTCGCAATAGAGGAACGAAAGGAGCACAGGGAGATATTAAAACGAGCTAATAAAGAACTTGCATCAAATGCCAAACTGCACGGCGTTGTGGCTGGGCTTGATTTTGCAATCTTTGCAGATGCTGGTAATAAAGGGCTTTATGGAATGGGTGCAAATGATTTAAAAAAGTTGCGTGGAATAAATAAAACAGAAAATTTGCAAGATCACATGGGCACAACGGAACTTGGTTTAAATATCGCAAAGGCTGTTATCGCAAAGGAGAAGCTCCACAGTATTCCGCAGCAAGGAAAGGCTGGGGCAAATCTTATTCATGAAGAGTCTGGTGCGGCAGTGCGAGAAATGGTTGAAAAATTTGGCATCACGGCACCCGAAAATCTGCCGCTTGAAGAAGATATAAAGCATGTTGCGCGTCGGCTAGAGAAAAGTGACGATAAGATACTTATTGAGTCACATAAAAATATAGCTGGTGAAAAAGTTGTTGAAATATTATTGCCAAATTATTGCACTCAGGAGCACTTGGTAAAAATAAAAGACATTCTCAAATCATCACAAGGGAATGGGCGTGTTACTCTAGATCTAAAAATAGATGCGCAAAATACAAAACGTATTCATGTGCCATTTGGAGTTAGGTTTTCAAAAGAAGTAGAAAAGCAAATTAAGAATATTTTCAATTAATTTTTTTATCATGCCAACCAAAAAATGCCCTAAATGTTTCGGCGTAGTAGACGCAGCAGCGACCAAGTGCAAGCACTGCGGAAGCAATGTGATGAGTCCAAAAGATTATCTGATTGGGTGTGCTGTACTTATCGTGATCATTCTTGCTGCATACTTTTTCATTTTTAGCGGCACAAGTGAGGATAGCGGGCCGCCGCAAATTACTGAATCGAATGCTTTTATTGTGAGTAAAAACTTCATCACGCCATTACTCAAG